CTACTACTATTTTTACTTTTGCTCTAGAAGCTAATTCAGATGCTGGAACATATCCTAGCATTCTAGCCCTTGAAACTCCATTACCTCTTATTTGAGCTGAGTCTAAAAATGCTTCGTTTAAAGCTAAATGCGCAGCCATTGCGTTATAATGAGTATTATAAGATAATACATCTAGTAATACATTTAAACCAGATCCTTCAAAATTATAATCATTGAATTCTGTTTGTTGCTTTAAATAATTTTTCAGATTATTTTTAATATCTGCAAAATCTAACTCGGTTGTTTTTAAATTTGATGCCATAATTCTACCTTAGTCTTCTTAATACTAAATTAACATTTTGTTGTTCGTTTGTGTGTTTTATAATAAAAAATATTTTAATAATCCATGAATTAGATACTTGATCATCTGAAATTTGAGTCCCTAGATATTTAACTCTAGATTCATGGAATTCAATAACTCTTTTAATAGCATCTCTCATTTCAATCTTTGTTATAGTATCAGCAGGTTCAAATAAGAGTCCAGATAAATTTGCAGCTGTTGTATGATTAAAAGGCCTTTCATAAAAATTAGTTAAAATTAAATTTTTTAATGCATTTTTAATAGCCTTATCATCTTTTAACGGAACTATATCTTTTGTTATAGGATGTTTATATAAAGAAAGATCTAGATCTCGCCATTGTTTCTTCTTTGCTATAGTAGAAACTGTTACGCTCTGTGATGATTTGTCTTGTGCAATTGCCATATATCTATTTATACATCCTAGGTAGAAGGAATTACTATATACTGATCATTTTCTGCTGCTGGATTATCTAAAATTATTTCTCCATCATCAATTGAATAAGCAGTAAATGCTTCCTCTAAATTATTTTTATTAACTACTACTGTATCATCATCTCCTGAACCTAAATTTGTTTGTCCTGCGGTTGTAGTTATATCTGAATATCCAGATGATGGATTATTATCTGAACTTAAACTAGGTAATATTGAAGCACCAGCAATAGTCGTAGTAATTCCTGATAAAGTACTTAAGTCAACTATTGGTATAGGTATACCCATTAGTTTCATGAAATCACAGAAATCTAGTAATGCCCAATCTAATATTGCACCTAATCCTATTGCATCAAGGAAAGCCTTGACCTTTTGCAACCAAGTTTTTATAATAAATAATTCCCAGTTAGCTTCAAATTCTTTTAACTTTGTTTGGATCCTAGCTATTTTTGCTTCAAGAGTTTCTACATTATCAGTAAATTCTCCTCCTAATAAATCCATAATATTAAATCCAGCTACTTCAATTTCTTCTAATGCTTTTAATAATTCTTCTTTACTTTCATCTTTAGCGCGTTCTATTGCTTCATTAATTAATTCTTTAGCATTCCATTCTAAAGGTAATCCAGCCAAAGTTGGTAATCCTAAAGCATCCCATATTACTTTAAATTTATCAATTAATAGTGTAGCTCCTCCAGTCATTAATGCATTTTGTAATTTAGTAGCTTCATTTTTTATGAAATCTGCTATTTGTTTTCCTTTGAAATCAGCAGTATCAAATCCATATTCTCCCATGAATAATTTATATTCATCTGGAAGTAATGCATATATTGCTTCTAACTTATCGCCTCTTAATTTATCAATCTTAGCCTGAATCTCTTCTTCAGATAAATCTTTCCATTCTCCTTCTCTAAATGCTGCTATTTGTGCTTCCATATCAGCACCATAACCTTGAACTTCTGCCATCAATTCATTTAAATAAGCTCTATCCGTAACTAATTTAATTAAATCTATTTCTAATCCTAATAAAGGTAATTGGAAATTAATAGGAATAATTTTACTAATTAATTGTAAGATTTGACTTTGAATATACATAGGATATTCTTCTATCAATCTTTGAATCATTATCTCCCATTCTTTTTCGACCATTTCTAATCTTTTGAATTTCGGATCATAAGGACCTAGAAGTTTTCTAACATCATCTAATATTTTTTTTATTTTCTCGCCTTCTTCTTTCCATTCTTCTATTTCGGCTAATGCCATTTTCTCTGCAAGAGTAGCAAGATCTCCAAACATATTAGATAAATTTGCAGGGGTCGGTAATAATACCGCGGGGCACTCTGGTTCAGGTACTTCTAATGTTGGCAAAGCTTCAGACATTATATTATTTTAGTTTTTTTACCAACCGCAGATGCGATTACAACATCTCCATCTTTATCCATTGTAATAGTTGATCCAGATTTATGACTAACTTTTATATCTCCAGGTTCATTATCCATTATTATCGTATGGCCACCTTGAGATTTATAAACCTTTTTCTTTGCAGTACCACCAGCATAATCTTCGCCAGTAATACTTCCTATAATTACTGGATCTTGAGCTGATGATCCATCTGTAAAAAATCCTATTACCCATGAACCTTCTTCTAAATGATGATTAGCAGAACTATCTGCCGTTCCAGCTACTGTTGTTGGCATCATTACTGTTGCCCATGGCAAATCATCTTTAGTAACGCCATCACTGTGATAACCAAAGGCTCTAACCTTTACTCGATTATGATCTCCGATTTCTTTTACTTCACCAGCAAACCAGTGAAATGATCCTCCAAATAAACTTTCTCTTTTCATTTTAACTTAACGCCCATATTGTTGCTACAACTACGGCTAATACTAACCATTGTTCTACTGTCATTATTCTGTATCCTCTTCTGTACTTTCTTCTTTAGGTATTTGTATTTGCTCATTATAATCTATAGCGGCTGAATCTTTTTGTGCCTTTACTTCCATCATATAATTATTTGGTAAAAATACATGTGTTATTTCTGTCACTATATATTTACCACCTATTAAATTATTAGGTGTTGCTTCTTTCCCATCATAACTTTTCATATCTAATTCAATTACTTTACCTGAAGATAAATTTAAATCTCCACCTAATTCTAGATTTTGTGTCATATGTTCAAAGTTAGTCACATACATTTGTTGTTTTAATATATTGTCTGGTGCTTGAGAATGATAAGATTGATAAGAACTTCCATCAAAGGCTAAATCATTCTTAGTTAGATGATGTCTACTAGCTCTAGCTCCTATTCCAGTATCAAACCAAGGTAAGACATTTTTTGTACAATGTGTACTATAAGTTGGAAAATCATTTAATCTTTTCCATCCTTTTCCATCCTCTATGTCTGGATAAGTTTCAAATTCGATATCGATAGTTTTCTTTGATAAATCTATACATATAAATTCTGAAGCATATCCGCCATGTTTCATTTGATTATATACTGATAAATTTAAATCAGAAGTTATTTTTTGAATTCTTTCTAGAGTATCATTATAATATTTTTCTCCATCTTCTCTAGTAAATTCTTGTACTGGCTTATTATTATATGTTCTATATACAGGATCTTCCATTAATTCACCTAATGATCTCCAATTCCAGTCTAGAGTATCTTCACCCTCACTTCCTATACATGTATTCCAAAAATAATAAGGAGTTGAATCGGGGCCATATGCACGTTTATTTAACCAAGATATAGCTTCCAATGGATGTAAACTAGGATATACTCCTTTTATTATACTTGAATCTTTAGGAGAACCTTCAACTTCTATATTTAAATCTTCTCTAAGATTATTAATTAATTCTCCAATTGAACCATCAAATGCTTGATCTTTTATTTGAAACCTACTGTAATAAGCTACTTCTGGTATTGCTTGAATCACAAAAGAACTTGATCCAGCCGTAGGTCTTGAATAATGAATTACATCTGAAATTCTAAGTTTCAGTTTCATTTCTTTCAAATCTTCGCTAATAGTATCTTGAGATATTTTAATTTCTATTAGTTCGTTTCCAGAAATTTTTAATTTTTCTAATATATCTCCACCATCTCTCAAAACTATTTCAACTAAAATAGAATGCATAGTTAATGATTCTGTTATAGATATTTTAGTTATAGATGGAATTAAATTAAAAGATTCCCATTCATCTGGAGGTTGATTAGGGTAAACTTGGCAATATTCTAGATTATAGGAACCAGCATCTACAATCTTGCCATCAGCATCTACTTTTAAGGATGCTGATTGAAGTTGCTTATCTGCTTCAGTATCACTACTCATTTAACAAAGACTCGAATGAAGAAACAAAGGCAGGCATATTTGCCGGTTCTATAACTCTAATCTTTGAGCGAGCATCATTTTGATCATAAATGTACTGCCTATTAGATACGTATTGAGCGGCTGCTGTAGACCCTTCCTGTATTATTAGATTAGTATCGGCATTATCAGTTGTTGAAAAGAAATTGGCACTCGAAACATCAGCTTCGACACCATAAGTTGTTGATCCATCTGGATTGGTTACGGTATCTGTTTTTCCATCGCCTGATTTATAATAATGATGAGGGGCGTCAGCATATTTCCATGCTTTAAAAACTTTTACTGTATCTGTAGTTATAGAAGTACCGTCTATTCTATTTCCTGAAACATTTTCAACTGTGTTATTATCACCAGCACCTAAGAAATCTTTATTGTTTTCCATATCTTGTACTATAAGTTGATTTAAATAAATGTCTTTCTTAGTTAATGTTCCAATAGCTCCACTAGTAGCACCAGTTATTTTTTGTCCAACTGTAAATCTACCAGCTAAAGAGTTTTCGTAATCTGTAATTTGTTGATCTGTATTTCTTTTAATATTAGGTCTAGTTTCTAAGGCCCATCCTTCAAATTCTGTTTCTAGATATTGTACGAGATCTCTTTCACTCATTGGCCATGATCCTATTCCATCATGTAAAAAATCATTGATTATAAAGAAAGTCCAATAATAACTTTGATTTCCATATAGCTTTCTAGAAACTATATCAGGCCTTTCTCCATCTTGAATATTATAGTAAGTATATGAAGTATAACTATCTACAAAATTTTGTAATGTTCTTACTTGTCTAAATAGATCTGTTGCAGTTTGTTGTACTCCATCTCTATTATAATCGTAAAGTACTGTTGGGAATTTTTTAAAATATGACATTATGGACTCGTGACCTCATCTACTACTTCATCTTTAGTTGCATTAACAGCTGCAATTGCTTCTTTTTCTGATAAGTCAGAATGTGCGCCTCTTGTATAAGTATAATCTGGACTCCAATCATTGAGATCTTTATAAAGATCTCCTCTTGTCATCATCTTAGTTTCTCTAAATCCTATCTCAAGTTGTAATTCAATAGGAGCTCCACCTTCATGAAATACACTAGATGATGAATTATATGTCACACTAACTTTATCTAGATAACATAAATTAATAAAAGGCATATATGGATTTTCTGTACCCTCTCCTGACAAAAATTGTACCACCCAATAAGGTGGATATTTTAAAGCTAATTCAGATTTTGCATATTCTGCATATACAAATTTTCTAAATACATTTTCGATTTTTCTAATCTCATCAGCTTCTTTTTTAGATTGTGCTATCATTGGAAATTGAAATGAAAATGATCTCATTTCATTCCCAGCGAATGTTGTATTTCTAAAAGGATTAACAGCTTGTCCTGTCTTCATCATACCACCGGCACCCATTCCAGTTTTTGATGCCATAGTATTCTTAAGGCCTTGATATACATCACCAATACCTATACTTTTTATAGAATCTATAAAACCAGCTCCTTTTGCCATTGAATCTTGTGCTTTACCATATACTGCACCCATCATACCAAGATCTATATTTTCATAAGATCCTCCATCAGATACTTGTACATTTTTAGGAGTATATAGGTATATTGATTTATTAGAATCCATATTTGGATTTTGTCTATCTCTCATAGAAAATCTCATTACTTCTCTACCTTCATGTTCTCTAAGATTTAGAGGATACATTAAAGGGGTAGCTTCTCCGCCTGGAGTTGATTCTTTCTGACCTTGATCTTCTGTGGATTCTGCGGTTGCTTGTTCTTCTGCCATACTTTTTTCCGTTATAAATAGATCTATATTAATTTAAACTATAGAGTTATTTATATGGCTTACAAGGGAAGATACAAAATTAAGCGACCAGAAAAATACATTGGTGATCCTACCAGTGTAGTTTATAGATCGCTTTGGGAAAGACAATGTTTTAAATGGTGTGAGAGCTCTCCTCGCGTGCGTGCGTGGAATTCAGAAGAAGTAGTAGTTCCATATGTTTCAAAGCAGGACGGAAGATTACACAGATATTTTGTGGATCTACTAGTAGAAATGGATAATGGTGAAGTTTTATTGGTTGAAATTAAGCCTAAGAAAGAAACTACACCACCTAAAAAACCTAAAAGAAAAGGTAAAAGATATATCAATGAAGTTATGACCTTTATAAAGAACCAAGATAAATGGGAAGCTGCTAATAAGTTTGCAGATCATAAAGGATGGAAGTTTCAGATATGGACAGAGGATACTTTGAAAAATTTAGGCATAAAACTACTGAAGTCCTAGTATAAATAGATATATGGCAAGTTTATTCGATACATTACAAGCAGGAGCATATAGAAATAATATAGTTCCTAACACCAAGAAATCAAGAAACTGGTTTAGTTCTAGAGTAAGAGAATTAGGAAAAGTCACTAGAAAAGATGTGATGAACGATCCTAACTTAGTGACTAGGCAAAAACCTATGATTGGTGATATGATGATGTACGTATATGACCCTAAAGGCAAGTTTGAATTACCTTATTTTGACATATTTCCATTAACTATTATGGTTGGTCCAGCTGAAGGTGGATTTTATGGATTGAATTTACATTACTTATCACCAATGGTAAGAGCAGAATTCTTAGATGAATTAATGAAATTAGCCCCGGCAAAGAAAACTAATCAAACTAGATTAGCTAGATTAAGATATGATCTATTGCAAGGAGTTCAAAAATATAGAGAGTTTAAACCTTGCTTTAAGCATTATTTAATGGGCCATGTAAAAAGTAGATTAGCTAGAGTTCCTATGACAGAATGGGAAATAGCTGTATTCTTACCAACAGAAGAATTTAAAAATGTTTCTAAACAAACTGTTTGGAGATATTCTAGAGACATATATAGGATCAAAAAATAATGGGCAATTCAATAGAAGATTTAAAATCAACGATTGGCAAACACGGCGGAATAGCAGTTTCAAATAGATTTAGAATTATTTTTACTCCTCCGACACAATCACTTTTTAATTTAGATGTAGGCAATTTAATAGGTAATTTAATTTCAGGATCCTTAAGTGCAAAGAGTTTTATAAATGATCCTAGAGATATATCATTATTATGTCAATCTGCTTCATTGCCCTCTAGACAAATAACAACTCAAGATTTTCAAAATCATTTAACTGCGAAAAAACATCCTTATGCTTTAACGGATGAAGAAGTAGCAACAACCTTCCTTTTAACAAACGATATGTATATTAAACATATGTTTGATAATTGGCAAGAATCTATATTTAATGCAGAAACACATTATGCAGCATATAGAGAAGATTTCGTAACTGATGTGACAATACAACAGTTAAACAAAGAGAACAAACCCATGTATGGAATTAAATTAGTGAATGCTTTTCCTACTACATTGGGATCTGTGGGGTTATCCAACGTAACAGCTGGAGAACCTCTAAATTATAGCGTAACTTGGTCATATGATTATTGGGTGGCCGAGAATGCTTTAACATCGACTTTAAGTGGTGGACTTAGAGCGGTGAAAAATTTACTATCATAATATGGAGATAT